GCCATCAACCACGATGCTCAGATCGTCCCGGCATAGGTGGGCGGCAGTCCGCCGATCCAGGGCACGGCTCAGCTGCGTTTCTAGGCTGAGGGTCGGCACCATCCAACTATTCGAGGTCGAGGCCATGGCAGATCAGGAGCTGCAGTTGAGGGTAGGAACAGACGCAAAAGGCGGCGGCTGCTGGGAGGTGTGCATTGATGGGGTCTTACACCAGGACCGATCGCAAGCCCCCCTGCGTGCCCTGATCGAGCAGCGCCGCGCCCAGCAACCGGCCCAGTGGGCCCAGCTAGAACCGATCGAAGGGCTAGACGAGGATGCCGACGCGGGGCAGGCTGGCTGGGGGGGCATGGTGCAGGACGAGGGGGGCTGGCGGGAGGAGGGCTAGCGATCTGCAACGATCGCGCTGGCCCAGCTGCGCCGAATCCCGTTGGCGGTAATAGGGCACGCCGATCAGCGGATTAGGGGGAGCAGCTGTCATGGGCTCGGTAGCATAGCGGCAACAATCTAGCCCCGCCCAATGCCCGTTTTCACGCTCAGCAACCGGGCCCAGTACAGCCTGACGACCCCTGACATGCCATTAACAGGCACGTTCTACGGTCAATTGATGACCTCTGCTTTTACGTTTAACCGTGACACCCATGACACGATGGCCGCAATCACCAGCGGCGAGATCACCCCCGTTACCGGCTATTTAGCAGGCGGCAAGCCGTTGGTGCTCAGTAACTCAATGAACACCACTACCGGAATCAATGCCCTAGTCATTGACCCGGTTACATGGAATGCCAATATCACGGGCGCCAGTGGGATTCTGATTTATTATCGACCATCAGCAACACCTTCTCAGCAAATAGTTTTAGGCTACAACCACTTTGGCAGCCCTCAAAGCAGTGTTGGGGGGTTGTTCAGGGTTGAGCAAATGCAGATTGAAGCTGCGCAAACAAACAACAACAATATCATAATTCCTTACGCAACAATCAACGCAATCATAAACAAAACTATAGACCTGAGTGCGGGCAACTTCTACGCCATGCTGCTGGGGGCTGGCTACACTCCCAGCGCCACTCATTCGTCTCGGTCAAATCTGACCAACGAAGTGACAGGCACTGGCTACACCGCTGGTGGCGTGCCTGCTCCGCTGACGATCACACGGGATGATGCTGCTGATAAAACCATAGTGCAGGCCAATCAAATTATCCTTACGGGCGCTACAGTTTCGCCTAGATATGTGGTTTATTATCAAAGCCTTGGCGGGGCGGCTTCTGCTGACCGTGTTTTGATGATTGTAAATTGGGGCATAGACTACCCTGCTAATGGTGCCGCGTATCCGATCAATGCCAATACTTTTGATATCACCGGGGTTTACGTTTAATGGATTTCCCTGAATCCTGTCTGCCGATTGGGAGGCCGCATACGTTAGGTGATTTCAATATCGCCGCTGAACTTGATCGGCGGTTTTTATTGAGCGACACCCTGGCTGGCCAGACCGTGTCCCTGCCCCTGCCCTTGCTCAGCCCCGCACAGTTCGCCGATTTCGTGGAGCACTTCCGAACTGTGGGGCTGCTGGCATCCTGGGAGCTGCCTGCTGCGGTCTGGGTGGGGCGTGCAGTTCCCCCGACGCCGGTTCGATGGCGCTATGCCTCGGCACCATCGTGGGCTCTGCAGCCTGGCGAGCTGTGGGAGGTTGCCGGGGTTGAGCTGCGTGCGGTGTGAGCTGCTAGAAGATCGGCAGCGGCCCGGTCGGTACGGTATGTGGCCTGGCGGCTAAGGTGATCTGGAAATCATTGAACCGTCCATTACAGATTTGAGAATCCCCAAAGCGTTTTCCTATGTCTAGGATTGTTTGCGGGTAATTGCGAATATATGTAGGCACAGGATCGGGAGACACTGGAGTGATAAATGTCTGGCCGCTGACTGTCGAGAACGATGTTCTTACAAACCCAGCCGCTCTGGTCTGCTGGAAGAAGTACCAGTTCCCTGGAGAGACCACTGCTTGCCCGCTATATTCGGTCCCGACCTGGGATCCAGGGCTATTCAAATTGTCAGAATAGTAAACCCATCCACTTGTCGCGATTACAAAAGCATTCAAAAAACTAACATCTGCTGGTACAGATCCGATATTTCCTGCTGCATTTGTGATCTGAAACAACTCGTTCCTTGTGGTCAATGTTGTTAGATTAAACCAAAATCTGATTGTGTAATCTCCTGCGCCCAAGGCCTGCGCCAGTTCTACCGACAGCCAGTCTGGCGTGCTGTCGGCGCTATTCAATAGTGCAGAGCCGGCGCCCCAGCGACCTGCGCTGGCATCGATGCTGATACCGCCTTGCGTTGTTATTGACCCCGATTGGCCGCTGACATCGGTAAAGCCCTTGTCAGCAGTCAGGGGCAGATGCACCAACACTGACCCGTAAAGAGGGTCGTTCAATGGCGTCGATACGAGCCCAGCGGGCGACGTCTTCAGCAACAACAGCGTCGATTGGGACGGCGTGCCCGTAGCCATCCCCGCCGCCGTGGTGGTCAACTGCACGATCGTGGATCCGCTGGGGGTGCCTGCCGGCAGGGCCCTGGCCGCTGTGGTGCGGAGCGCGATGCGGGTCGATCCGGAGGGGGTGGAGGCCCGTCGAATCCAGACCCCGACGAACTGAACGGCCAGGCGGTAGAACCCGCTGCCGACCGCCTGGACGTCGTCCTGAGTAACCGGCCGCGCATACGCCCACTGAAACCCGGCCGGAGTCAGTGCCGTGGCCAGGGTGGTGGGATGAAACCCAAACGAGCGGCCCCGCTGGGCCTGCTGGTGGTCTGGCACGCTGCGGGCGTCGGCCTCGGTCAACCCGTCAAACGACATATCCAGAACGTCTCCGGTCGCTACCAAGTCGGCCGTGCTGGTCACGGTGCTGCCGTCGTAGCCAGCCTGCAGGCTGGCAGGGACCGCGCCAGGAGTGATTGAGACAGTGGCAGGGCGGAGGGTCGGGAATGTGGTCATGCTATACAGGTGGCGAGGCAGGATCGGTTGTTTCCGGGAACGGTCCTGACAGCACCCCTCGATCAAAAATATAAGGCCACGTCTGTTGATAACTGCCGTTTATCAAGTGCTGGTATTGAGTTGGCAGGCCAGTGGCCGTCCCATCTGGATTGAATGCAGCAACAAAAGTAGACTGCAAGTTTTGCTCTACAATCACTGCCCTTTGGCCTGGGCCAACCTTAATGATTCGATTTTCTATTACAATGCCCGCATATGCCCCAGGGTTTGCTAATGGATAGTCAGGGTTTAACGTCCAGCTAAACTGCAGGCTCCACTGGATCAAATCGCCTGCGGGTGGCTCCTTCGGCGGCACCGGTGGATTTGCTGGCCCCGTTGGCGTGTCTGGCTGGGAGGGGATGCCGGGGGGATCGACCGGGCCGGTAGGGGGCTGTGGGGCGGGGGGGGCAGCTTCACCCCGCCATAGACTTCCCCCGCCGCCGCTGCTGCCAGCACCTCCCCCGCCGCCACTGCTGCCAGTGGGGCCAGCCGCAGGAGCACTGCTAAAGGCAAAGCTGGCATCACCTTCACCAGCCACGGCGCCGCCACTCGCATATTCACCACTATCTGGAAAACGACCATTTTCATTGTAGAAATAAACCTCTTCAGCGGTCCGACTCTCGGCATCCTCCGCAGGGATTGAAGTATCAGTTGCGCGACTGGGGTCGGCATCGCAGGACGGCACGCTGCTGCCAGTGATGAATAAATCTTCCTCCGCTAAAACACTTGCAACATCCAGCGCAACCAACGACCGGCTCTGGGGGTCAACAGGAAAATGCTCCAGTTCTAGCGATAGCTGCCCTTCCCTTCCTTGCTTCATGCTTACAATCAAATACCACTCCACCAACGGGTCATCAACGCCGTCTACGTCTTCCCGGTCGAGCTGAATAGCAATCAAATCACCTTCGCCTATCCGCGCATTCCAATATCCTGCCTTGATTATTACCTGCGCAGTATGCGTAACGTATCGCCGTTTTGCTTGCGTAAATCGCATAGCCTTAACAGCATGACCTTTAGATGTGGCAAACTGCGTCATATCATGCGGTTCAATTGGTGCCGAGTCCGGGGTGTCTTCATATTTGACCGTTGCAGTTCTAGTGATTCCCGACAGCCCGTCATCCCCTTGTTGCCGCCATGCCACCTCAGCCCTGTATGGCTGCCGGGCCTTTGGGTCTGCGAGCTGATATGAATAGCTGCCATCAACGATCGCTTCACCATCAAACACCCACGCAGGCTTTTGCGGTTCGGTGTCAATTGCCCCTGACGGGGTGACGGGTAGCAATGGCCTCATGCCGTACCGCCCGCCAATGGTGCTGGAACGCACCAGAAAGTAGAGCCCCACCCTGCTCAGCCAATCACTGGTGCTGGATGGCTCGGTGAGAATGCCATCCCAGAAAAGGCCATTGGCCGCCATAAATTTAGCGGTTGTCGTTAATGAATCACGGTCTATCTGTATCTCTGGAATCCTGCCAGTATGGGTCAGCAGCCAGTAGTAAAGCTCTGCAAGGTTGTTGCTGCTGCCGTAGACGTTATCGGTTAGCCGGGTGGACTGGGCGCCGTTGCGAACAAAAATGTTGACTTTGCGTTGCCAAAGCTCTTGATCTTCAAGGGGAACAATAAAAGAAATACCATCGACAATTTCAGTCGTGTATCCATTAAGGTAAGTTGCCTGAAAGCTAAGGGTAGATATTCCCTCAAACGTGCCAACGGTCCCACAAAATGTTGGCGCTAGCTTTACCCTATTACCAAACGCAGCGTGTATAGTATTGCCAGGAAGCCAATCGCCCGCCCTTTTGCCAAAAGACTGACTGTAAGAGCCAACACGGCATGGACCATGGAAAACATCTCTAACCTGTATTCCCCCTATTTTGCCTTCGCTTACAACTAAATGATAGGCAATTGCTACGCCGTTAATACCTGAAACGGAGATTCTGCAAGCTGTTGCTTTTGGTGCTACAACGACTCCGCCCGTGCCATTCTTGCCCCCGACGCCATCTATCCTTCTGGTCCACACTATGGGAATTGACTCAAGCAAAAGCATTGCTTGCTGTTTGCCGTTCCATTGCGGGCCAGCGTCTACGCCATTGGGTCTAGTAACAAGCGCTGAGCCTCCAAGCGCTTGTTTTCGTTTACCAATAGCACTTTGATAAGGCAAAGCCTTTGACGGGGTATTGCTGGTGCTGCTAAAACTAAAACTTGATGGATTCATGTTATTAAAAATCAAATTTACAGGGCGTGCCGATCAATTCTGTAGTTGCAATCCTAGGCGGCATCATCGCCATGACTGGGGGTGGCGTGCTGGTGGCCGAGAATGAAACCGTGGTCAAACCGCCATCGCCGCCGCTGACCTGGAACAGCCCGCTGGAAATCTTGGAGAGGCCGCCCAAAATGACCTCAAATTGGGTCACTTCGATCAGCCATTGATTGGCCGCTGCTTGAAACACCAGCGACTCGACTGCGGGGGAATGTGCGCAGGTGATTGTGACTGATCCCGATGTCAAGCCCGAATCAAGGCCTGGGCAGAAGAACTCCTGAAACTCCCAGCGCTGCACCCCGTCGCCATCGCCGGCATCAAAGGAAGTGAAGGGGCTGTTGTTGATCTCAAGCCGGTGCCAGCGCGCATTCGCGTTGCCGCCGGGGTCCAGCCACTTCAGCGTCTGGGTGTAGACGTGGGGGCCGTAGTCGGGCATCAGGCAATCCCTATTGCGCGGCGGCCGTCAAAGCTCACCCGATAAGCTTCGTAATCTTCCAGCGCCCTAGCGGTGATTGATTCGGCGTCGGCCAGAGTTATGGCGTCGGCGCCATTTGGGAGTCGGTAGACTGGGCCGGTGTGGGCGAGTTTAAACTCAACGGCAAAGCTGCCAGCCCTGCTACCTCTGCTAAGGTTGCCAGCTCTTCCAAGTTGGCGCGTGCCGAGGCGCTTGTCGAGACTTTCGCCTCCGAGCCACGCATCAGAAAGCCTGGGCACGCGCTTTTGGACGCCGCGGCCCCCGTAATAATCAATGACCTCTTCCTGGGGATGCAGCATGGCCATAAATCCGCCCCGGCCATCAAGCCCGCCAGACCGTGGGCCGTTGCCGGTGTGGCCGCCGCCGGCAAACTGGGGCACATTCACGGGCTGGATCATCCCCAACTGCGGGCCCCGCACAGCGGCGCTCACCGAATTAGCCGCCTGGATGAGGCGGTTGATCTGCTCGATAAAGGCGTTGACTGCCCGCCCTGCCAGCGACAACGCCGAATTGATCACCCCGCGCACGGTGCCAACAATTGATTCCCAGGCGTCGGTAATGGGCTGCACCAGGCCCACGGCATAGTCCCGCATGCCATCCATGGCCAGATTCCAGGTCTGCCCCAGGCGGGCAATCAGGCCATTCTCTGGGCCGATGATCGTGTCGAAGAATGCTGCAAAGTTGTCACTGATATTCGGCAGAATGTTGCTGACGTAACTGCTGATGTTGTCCATCATTATGTTCCAGCCGCCGCCGATCATTGCGACGAACCCGGTTTCAGGGTTGGCGATTAGGTTCCATAGCCCCCTAAAGGCATCGGCAATCTTGTCGCGAAAAGCAAAAATAACAACGCCCAACGCAACAGCCGCAATCGCCAAGCCCGCCGGTGATGCCGCCACAACTGCAACAAATCCCAGCGCCGCTTGCGCCCAACTGCCAATGGTGGCGGCGATCCCTGCCCCCTTGATTGCTGTCACAAATGGAGGCAACGCCCCAGCCCAGCCGGCGATGGTCGCGCCTAGACCAAGGCCAGCAATGGTTTTGAGAGAAAACGCCACGCCAACCAGGAGCGGTGCAGCGATTACAAGAGCAGCGCCAAGAGCCCCAAAGCCAATTGCTAATTGCGTAATCAACGGATGCTCTTTAGCAAACTCTGCTACGGCTTGTGCCATTTCAATAAACTTATGAATTGCAGTGTTGATATGCGGCAACAACTGACTGCCTATCTCAATCTGCAAATTTTCTACATTGTTTTTGGCTAATTGAATTTGCGCCGCAGTTGTTTCCATTTGAACTCCAGCCTCAACGGTAACCGACCCCATGTTTTTAGTTTCATCACTTGCAACTTTTAACATCTCGGCGAGCTTTTGTGTATTGTTAATCATCGGAAACAATCCCCTAGCCTCATCGCCAAAAAAGTCAGTAAACGTAGGTAGTTGCAGCTCTTGCGGCAAGCTTTTGATTTTATCCAGCATCGCAATTATCGTAGGCTCTGCGTTAGTGACCATGTTTCTAGCCAACAACAAGCCTGCACTTTCGCCCGACTTCCTAGCCGCCTCGTCTTGTTGAATTTTCAGCATCTTTTGCTGACCATCGTACAAAGCTCTTTCTTCTGTAAAAGATGCTTCTATGCCTTGCTTTTTGCTGTCCAGCCTTTCTTGCTCTGCTTGCTTAAACGCGGCGACACTTTCTTCGTATGCCTTTTTTTCCTTGTCGGACCTGTCTTTAATTGCTTGTGATTCTTGCTCTTTTCTTTCATTAATTGCATCCATCCTTAACTGAGAAGCATCTTCTATTGCTCGCTGTTCGCGCTTTAGATATTGCTGCGAGGCTTCATCAGTGCCAGTAATCCGTTTGCGGAGTTGCTCTAATTGGTCTTCAGTTTGCCGGCGCTCTGCCGTCTCGATAGTTCTGTATTTTTTGTTCAGCTTTTTTTCCTCTTGAGATACCTGCTGATCCAGGATTTTTAGTTGTTCATCCATCCGCCTCTGAGCTTCGCGCAACACGCCATTTGTTTCCACCTCGGCCAGCCTGATCGCGCCATCTTTGCGACGGTTCAGGGCGTTCTCATAGCGCCGATCCTCGGCCGATTGCACCATCTCATCTTGTGCCTGGCTAATAGCGGTAGCCGCCTGACCCGATGCCATTCCCAGGGTCTGCAGCGCTCGAATCTGCCGATCCGTCATGGAGTCGCCACGGGTGAGGGCTTTGACCATGTTGTTGAAGCTGGTGGCGGCGACCTCAGTTTCGACGCCTGCCGAGATCATCGCCGCCCCAAAACCTGCAACTTGCTCCGCCGTCAATCCTGCCTGCTGCCCAACAGCTCCAGACCGTAAAGCAAATTCGATCAGCTGTTTACCATTGGCAGCACCGGCTTTATCAAGTTCATTCATTGTATCGGCCAGCTTCAATACGTCTGGCTGCGTTAATTTCATGCTATCGCGCATCTTCGCAATAGACAAACCGGCCTCATTTGCCGTCATATTGAAAGCAATACTTATCTTTGCAACATCTCCGGCAAATTGCCGTACTTCCTCCCTTGCGATGCCTGACGCGCCGGCAGCGGCGTAAATCTCTCCAAATCCCTTGGCTGAGATCGGCAGCTCTAGGGATAGTTCTCTGATCTCGTCTGAGATTTCCGCAATTGCAGCCGGCGTCTCTAGGCCATCCATCACCTTGCGGACCTGGGAGATGCTGGTCTCAAAATCAATGGCTGCTTTGGTGCTGGTCACTAGCGCAACGCCAAAGCCCGCCGCGCCAGCAGCAGCAGCCTGCCAGGATCGGCTGTTGAGCACAGCATCAAATCCCCGGCTGAAAGATGCGTCGATCTTGTTGAGGCCAGACAGGACCGACTGCAGGCGGGTGGCTTCTACGTGAACCACGCGCAACGATTCAGCCTGAGCCTGGGCCGCCCTAAGCTGCGCATCTGCTACTTCTCTTTTTTTGGCAACAATGTTTGTGGTTATTACTAGCTCTTCCTGCGCAATTCGGTTAGCAGTCCTGGCGGCCTCGGTCTGCCGCAACATCTCTGGCGTGATCTTGCCGTAGGCGCCAGCAGTGGAAACCACCGACTGGGCTCGCTGCAGCTCCAGTTGGGTGGCCGTCTTTTTTGCCTGGGCCGTCTTCAGCTCGCCGGCTAACTGCTCTTCTGTCTGCTTGCGCCGCAGCTCCGCGCCTTTGACCTCCAGTGCCGCCATTTGGTTCTGAGCCGCCGCCCGATCCCTGTCGTTATCCAACAGCTTCATCCGCGACGCCAGCACCTGCTTATCGGCGTCCAGAATCTGGATCGATGCTGCCGTGGCCGCGGCCATCTGACGCTCTATCCCGTCGGTGCTGAAGACGCGAGCATTCTCCTGGGCCGCCAGCTTGGCCGATTTCGACACATTGATCAGCGTGTCGGAGAGCTTTGTGACGCTGCCCATCCCTGCGACTTCGGCCCCAATCTTCAGAATCGCGTCAAAATTGACGGCCATTAGGAACCCCTCAGCAGTGTCAGCAACTCCAACTCGATGACGCGCAGATCATCCAGCAGCGCAGCAACCGCACCACGGCCGCGCCGCAGGCCCGCCAGGGCGATCACCGCCGGATAGTTGAGCCCGGTGCGCACTCGGTACGGATGCCCCTCTGGGGTGTATTCAGTGGCCCACTGCCATTGGGTTTGGACCTGGCACCAGAGCAAGAAGGCCTCCCAGTTCTCGGGCCATATCCAGCAAGTGGGCTCAGTAGGCTTGGGCCGATCCTCGCGGGGCTGAGGCACGTAGACGATGCCCATGGCTTCGGCCGCCCGGCGCTGCCCTGCGTCCTCCTGCTCCCGTGTTTTGGCCGGCACCTGGGTCATTTGTCGAAACCATTCCCTTGCGATTTCTTGGAGGTTGGCGGCTTTCCCTCGCTGTCACCGTCGAGGCCCTTGAGTTTTAGCCATGCCGCAACAATGGCACTCGCCATGCCCTCAATTCGAAGCATTTTGTTTTTTTCTTCTTCGGTGTACTCAAGGGGGTCACCACCTGGGTCGCGCACATCCTCCCCCCAGCCGCCCAGGATGCGATCAGCCCAATCAATGTCGCTGACATTTGTGGCGCCCTTGGTGGCTTCGGGCAAAAGGCGCCCCTCGGTAATAGCCTTTCGAGTTTGGTCCCAATGCCAAATGGCTTGAGTTAAGGTATTAACTTCCTTTTGGTCCATCCGATTAAACTTAGCCGTAAAGGCCAAGTCTTCAGTTTCTCCATTTTTTAAGACAGCACCTTTTAGCACTACTCGGCAGGGATAGGTGCCGTCTACATTGAGCTTGTCAAACATGGAAATTAGGGCAAAGGATTGGAAGCAACAGGCTCAGCGAATTAGGTCTGAACAATCGTCAGCTCTTGGTTAGCCGCTTCGGCAACCATCCGGCCTTGAAGTTGAATGTAGTTGTTATCCTTGACATTGACAAGGCTAGGCATTACCTGAACTTGTGGCAAGTTGAAGGTGTTGATGTTGCCAGCCACCGTACCGACTGGAAGCACCAACGCGCCTAGCTGAGAGTTAGAAGCATTGGTGAACACGTCCAATGTTTCAATTGGAGGGCGAGCGATTGTAAGAGTAAATGTTACAGTTCGATCGGTAAAATCAATGTGAGGCACGCACCCAGCATTATCGTAATACTGGGTAATATTTTCGATGGTCAGCTCAAACGCCTCTACACAAACCCCAACACCGGCAAACGTCAGCGAGCCCGGTGTAGTGCTGGACGAATCAAACGGCACCGAATTGGCCAGTGGCGCCGGATAGCTCGGGGTTGGGTTGGCAACGGTTGCAGGAGGGCGGTAGAGGCCCATGTAGCTGGCAACGGCGCTCAATGGCTGCCCAGCCTGGCCGCTGATTACCAGCTTGCTGACTCGCCCGCCAGCAGCGGAGTACACCACGCCATCGCGGTGAAACCGTGCGGTGTGGGTGACCGCCGGCGGGGGCCATGCCAGGGCGTAGCTCACACTGCCGCTGCCCCCCGCGACCACGCTGGAATTGAAGCCTGCGGCCAGCATCACCGCATTAAGGGCCGAGATCGCGCCACGGGTGCCCGAGCCCGCAAACTCAAACGGGATGTCAGCGGAAACTTTGCGCTCGGTGATCGCCGCTGCCCGCTGCGTGCCAGGGCGAGCGCCTAGCTGTGTTCGCTCAACCTCGACCCAGTCGGCAACATTGGGGTCAAACGATCCGCAAGGGATCGCGTTAGCCCCGGTCAGCGTTACCGCTGTGCCGCTGGTTGTTTCGGGGCCCAGGAGGAAAATTTGATCGCGGTAAGGCATCGGTCGAATCCTCGGGGGGTGATGGTTGAGGGGTTTGCTGGTCGGTGGCGGGAAGCTCTACTGCGGCAAAGGGCGCAACCTGCTGCCAATCGGACTGGCCCGGCTCCCAAATGAACTGGCCAGCCCCTTGGGGAAGCGGGGGAGGCGTGGGGTCTTCAGTGCTCATCTGATCAAAGTCACATCAGACTCTGCGGTCTTGTAGGTGACAGCATAAAGCAACCTCAGCCAACACGCTTGTGAGTCAGGCTCCGGAAACTGCCGGCCGCTTGACTGGATGCTCTGGCACAGGCCCCCCAGCGTGCGAGGGGGGGCCATGATCCGCCGATGCACTTCGGCATAGAACGGACCTAGCAACCGCCAGTTGGGCGGATCGCCTGGTTTCCTGGGCATGTAGATCGTGACCATGATAGGCAGCGTTGTTTGCACCCGGCAGGTATCCGCAACCTGGTCCCTGGCCATGCCCTCGCCTGGGTCGCCCTGCTCCAATCGAACTACCACGCCATCGCCTTCAGTCGCCACTCGGCTGGGGTCAAGCAGGAGCAGTCCAACCCCAGGAATATCGCTCCGGTCCTCGGTGGCCGCTGCGCCCTGCAGCAGATCGGCCAGGGCATCCATGATCTGGGCGTCGATGGGGAGGGTCATGGGTTGGGGGTGCGGTCCTGCTGGGGCTCGGCATGGGCGTCATGTCGCCGCCGGCCGCGCAGCAGGTTGCCAACCGCAGGAATGGCACCCTGGATAGGGCTTGGCATTAGCACACCTAGGGCCAATTGCCAGCGGCTCTCGCAGGCCTGGAACGGGCTTGGCACCCTGGCCTCACAGACGCCGATGTAGCCGGCAATCAGCAGGGCGGTAAACCAGTTCATCCCCTCCCCCTCGGCGTGGTCATAGGTGACAGGTTGTCGGTTTTGGTGTGAGGCATTTTATCCCAAATGGCGATCGCTTGCATTATCAGCCAGCCAGCCAGCAACGCCCCGCCACTACAAAAAGCCATTTTGATAAATATGCCGCTCATATTATCCTGCAAACCTTTAACGGCAGTTAGAAGTGCCTTGTTAGTCTCTTGACAAGCGTCTACATCTTTCTGAAGCGCAAGAATCTCTAGGTCATGCTCTTTTAATCCGTCGGCATGCTCCTTTCTTGAGTCGGCATGTTCTTTTTTTATGTCTCTTATATCAGACTCCGTTCGGGTTTGGCTTTCGCGTACGCTTGCTAAATCGTATTTTATAGACGTAACATCTTTAAGTTCTGTTCTGACTCCTCTAAATTCTTGACAAGCTTCTCTTAGTATAACTATCAAGCCGCTTACATCGCTCAGCGGGATCTGCTGTTCTGTGTCATGCCGCTCTTCGTTCACGGCTCCAACCTCCCGCGCATCCAGCGACGCAGCGCGGGAATCTCAGCCAGGACGCCTAGTGCTACTGGGAACAAAACAAAGTGCAGCGCCGTCATGGCGCCAACATCCCATAGGTCCATGGCTAAGCGCCGGGCGGAGTTATGGCGATTATAGCCTCATTAAGGGCAACCATGAAGGCCGTTGGCAAATTGTATCTGGCGGCTAAGGCTAGAAATTCTTGGACCAGTTCCGCCTTGTTTTGCTCGGGCTGCACCGAAACAATCAGCAAGAGTCCTTGTAAATATTCGGCAAAATCTCCTTTATCCTGGAAACGATCTAGGCGGGAGTGAGAGAACGTCACCGCAAGGCGAGCGGAAGCATTTTCAGAATCCAGGGCCAACGCCATTGCGTCCACGTATCCGTTTTCAGTCATGATCGCCTGCCTAAACTCCGACCAATCCGTGCTAGTTGCGCCATTAATTCCGTAATACCCCTCGGCTGCCACCAGGGAATCAAACCACGTCCAGCCGTGACAAGGATAAGTGTATGAATCTTTCTCGGACGCAAGCAACGGTTCAGTGTTTGGCGTGTAGACCGCCGTTGGAGCGCAACGCAGTTCGCCATCCAGAAACCGGTAAAACCCTGCTGTTGTAGTCATGCTGTCACCACCCAATTTTTAGCCGTGGCGATGCTAGCGTTAAAACCTTGGTTAGGATTGCCAGAAACGGTAATCGTTTGGCTGGTTGCCACCGTAGGCAACCCTTCAAGAATTTCATTTGTTGCCGCCGCTGATAGTCCACAATTTGCCAGGCTAAACGAAAACCGCATACCTGATATAAGCATCCTTTTAAGAGATGGAAGTGGTTGACCTGCGGTAATGCTGCCGTTTGAGGCGTTACTCGCTCCGGCCATGTTAATTACTGGCAATTCCTGCAAGTTAGGCATACCGACAACCATTCCATTCATGTTTGTTATGCCTGCTGTTGAACCTGGGAACGGTGGAATGCGTTTTGCGTTTGTACTAGAATACATAAGATTAGCCGTTGTTAGCGCAGCAATTGAAACCGGTAACGGCGGAAAATCCTCTGCATTGAAGCAGTTGGCAAACATTGCGGACGTATTTGTAACTTTTGCGGCACTCCCTAAAAATACCGGAAAATCCCTCAAGCCGCTAGATTGGTAATGGCTGGCCAACGTTGTTACTTCAGTTATCCCGCTGGGGAATGCTGACACACTTCTAAGTGCAGGAGTGTTGGCATACATATTTGCCATGTTTGTCAAAACACCGCAGGCGATTACATTAACCCGCTCTAAGATTCGATGGCCAACGGCAGTACCACTTAATGTATAGCTAGCTCCAGTGACATTAGGAACAGAAATCGCAAGCTCAAGCCAGCCGGTTGTATATGCTGGCAATCCTGTTTGATTGTGTTTTGCTTGAAAATTGACAACAGTTAAATTTTGGCCAGCCTGGGGGGTAATCGTTACAATCGCTATTTTGTAGGGCAGCAATGCTGCGCTACCATTGTTTGTCAGCGTAATAGGGTTGCCACCAAGGGTGGCGGAAACCTGAAACGTATTTGTTGTTGGATTCACAACATAATAGCGCCGACCGGCGGCCAATCCAGTTGTCGTAATAATGTTAAAAAACGAGAGCGCTCTACCAGCGTTAAAGCCGTGACCTGTTAGGTTCACCGTGTTGGTTGACGACGTGAAAGTTACAGGCTTGTTTGTGCCGTCTAGCGCTGCATTGTTAAAATTAAATTCGTAGTTTGCTTGAGTATTGGTTGCATAGTTTGTTGTGGTTCCATCACCATAGTTTATTGTGTAAGCGCCTTGGCTATTAAAGGCGAACCAGTTACCTCCATTTCCTACGCCATCACCAGGCCAGACAGCATAAAGACCAACGATTTTTTGCTCGCTGGCCAAAACCGTTGGAATCGCTGGCCAGGCGGGATTGCGAATCCAATCATCTACAAACTGGGTACTTGTTCCGCCGCCGCCAACATCAACAAAAACGCCGGCTTCCTTTACCTTTAACCCCATCAGATGCCACCCATCCAGAGATCGCCGTTCACAGCATTTACGGGCTCTACGGTCCCAATCCAGTAGACCGCTGTCACTCCTGAAGGCCGAGCTGTGCTGGCGTTAGACCCGTGGGTGACAGCGGTCACAGCACTGTGAGCGTTCCCAACAACCTTCTGAAATGCTTGCAGGATTGAATCTGAATCGCTGACCGTGCCAGCCCCTGCGGTAAAACCGGTGATGGGTGTTGCTCGAACCTGCGCCTCGGTGAATCCATCCGTGATGCCATAGCCGACCAGGGTCGTGGGCTTGTCGCTGATCCCCGCCCCGAACGGCAGCCCCGTGGCGTTGGTCAGCGTGAGACTGGAGGGTGTGCCCCCTGCCCCGTCAAACAGCACGGGGGCCCCTGCGGCGCCGGCATTCGCTGCCAGGGCATTGGCGATACCGGTTCCCAGGCCGCTGATGGTGCTCAGGGCCTGCGTGCCGCTGTGGTTGCTTCGGGCCAGGTAGTAGGCCGCGTTGTTTGCCGCCAGGGCCGTCAGGTTTGCGGAGAGAGGCTGATAGCTGCTGGCTGCGCTGGCTGTGGTCAGGTAGGCGGCCAGCGTTGAGGCCAGCCCTGGAGGCTGCACCGCCGTCGCGGCTAGGGCCCCCTGGGCAGAGGTGGCAAAATCTCCCGTATTGGCAGTGGCAGCAGTGCCTAGGCCGGTGATAGTGGAGGCCGGCTGCGTCCCTGTGTGGGTGGATCGATCCCGCAGCTGCTCATTAGTGGCATTCGCCGTGGCGCCGCTGGCGATCCCGTTGAGCTTGGCGTTGGCTGCTGACGCCAGCCACCATGCAGCGATGGCCTGGAACACACGCTGGGGGGTGTAGGCAAACCGCGCCGTGCTGCTGCCGGCCTCCGCCGTGGGCTGGTCAACCGTGGCGGCGCTCCACTCGCGGGCGTTGCTGAGCCGTGCGTCACCCTCCTGCACCGCCCCCTCCGCCTTGGCCCGGTTGCTCGGCGCCTGGAGCCCTGCCAGGTTTTCGGTTGCCAGGGGGACATCAGCGTCGCCCCCTGTGGATGACGCGATCGTCAGCCCCGCTGCCGTGCGGTTGATGACCGACAGGTTGGTGGGGTCGCCGGGGCCGCCTGGGGTGCCGCCGTTATACGCCAGGGCATTCCATGCGGTTACGCCATCGCCGATTTTTAGCTTGCGCGTATCCGTCTCAAGCCCCCATTCGCCGCTAAGCAACACCGGGTTGACCGCAGTCCAGTTGGCTGCTGTATCGCGCCTTTGTACTTGACGTGTAAAAACTACTTGGGTAGTCATGCGCCACCCCCATCGTAAATATATTCAATCACTGTTGGCGCTGGTGGGACCGGCACCAACGCCGCGCCGCCATCCAGGATTACTACCGTCTCTTCTAGAGCGTCAACTTTGGCTAGCGGGATTCTGCAAAACTTGCCATCGTCAAATCGTTGCGGTGACATTTCCACTTTATACGTTTCGCCATTTACGCTAATTGCTGCACCATATCCCAACCCTCCAAACTTGCTGGTTTGCGCAGTCAATAAATAATCAATTATTGTTAGGTTGCCACTAAAAATCATTTCACTGTTCAAATCAAGATAGCCGTCGCCAGTAATGGCGCCGGCTATCACTGGGACAACATCCAAGTCCGAGTCTAGGAAGTCATCCAGGTCATCCATCAGTCGCCAGGCTCCGCAGGCTTGGTCTTCTTGCCACCTTCGGGCGTGGCACCAACAACCCCCAAGGCCATCAGAGCGGCAGCTTCTTCGGTGGTTAGCCGGGGGATCTCGGCGCCATCTTCATAGCGGGCCCCGTCGTGGTAAACAGGGCCATTGAGAACGGTGTAGGCGGGCATGATCAGGCGACTGCGTTTTTGATCAGGTAGCCAGCCGCCTTGCAGGCAATGGCGGGAGCTTCGCAGCTGGACACCGGGAAACACCAGCTCTTCTGGTTGTTTTCGTAATACGCTGGCTCACTCATTGGGTATCCGTCAAGGTTGTAGGTGTACCCATAGCTAGGCAGTCCCTTTTGAGCCAGCGATGCAATTGGAGCGTAAGCAAGTACCATATCCTTGCCCCATACATCAGAAAACACGCCAGCATCACTTGCCTGAATAGCATCGCCAACATAAACATTGGGAATACCAGACAGTGAAGCCAAAAGCTCGGGAGTGGCGGTATCTCGACCGGTGTATTTGATTCGATCAACAATCACAGGGTGCTGACTGATTACTTCAAAGACTTGAGCACCCATCCCCCAAACAGTAGGGCGTTTCCCAGTCTGTTGGCGAATTACCTCTTTACCAGTTTTTACAATCTTTATCGGATTGCTAGTGCCGCTAAAGTCTGAGAATTGGTCAGCGCCGGAAAGGGTGATTCTATTAGAAGGATCATAATTTGCCAAATTAGTGGCTAGGGCAGCTTGTTGAATTTCAAGCCGCAAACCAATAATATCCATGGCACCATTGATGGCCATAGTCGCCCCGTCAATGGTAAAACCTTTAGAGGGATCAAGCTGCTCTTCTCGAATTTCCTTTGGCAGCTTGCCTTCAATAGAGAAATCTTGTAAAGCGTAATCACTCCCGGAATAACCAAACTCTACGCGAGGAGTCCTAGCGCCAGGACTTCTCGCCATGTTTGTGTATTGCATAAAGGAAGACTTATCAAAGGTGATAATCTTGCCAGCACGAGCACCGGTTGGCACGCGGGGGAAAAAATAACCACCAATGAATTCAGAGTTTTGAAACCCTTGAGCGATTGCAGTGTTGACGGGGCTGATGCCAGCACGGGCCTGGCTGAGGTTTTGTGCGGCCATGATCAGTTGGGGATAAGGAGAGCTTCGGCAATGTCACCAGCGGCAGCGGCAGCGGTGATAGATCGGGCAACGGTAGCGCCAGTAGTTCGAGTTACTAGGCGGCCGACAGAGTCAAACTGCAGCGCAATGTCTGCGGCGAATGCCGCGCCGGCTTCAACCTGCGCAGTTCCCGTCACAACAGCAGTGATGAGATCGCCACTCACGCCGCCAAACACCGCCACAACGCCATGACCGCCAACGGCAGGAACAGCGCCAGCAAAGTTGATGGCTCGGTTTTGGGTGATGGTAGCCGTTGCCCTGATGGGCAGGCTGATTTCAGCGTAATTACCAACGGCCATGATCAGTTACCTCCTTGGTTGGTGATAGCGCGAATTGCATCCTGATAGCTAGCGCCAGGATGCTCGACTTGATAGGCCAATGCGCTGGCGTGGATCGCATCTTCATCAGCTCCAGGGCCAAGAACCCCGGAGAACGCAAAGGCCTTGCCAGGTTTAGCCTCATGGTTGCCGTCAGGGGCAGGGGCGTAGGGAACATTGGGGGCCCCGTCAGACTGCCGAGCCTGCGCAACAGCGGCGAGGCCGGCCTTTTCGGCAGCCAGAACAGCATCACCAGCTTCAACGCCAGTGGTCTTGCCATCAGCGGCCAGGCGCTCAATCAGAGCTTCATGGCCTGGCATGGACCGGGCGCGAACATCGGCGATCCGCCGGCGTTCGGCGGCAGCGCCTTCGGCCCGCAATGATGCGACGACATCGGGGTTGGCCGCCAGCCATTCGGCAGTGGTCTGGGGCGTGGGTTGATTTTCATCCATAGCAAAACGGGCGGGGGGCTGAGTGGATGGGGCAGAGCGCCCACCAGTGGAGGCGCTAGGGGTTGCAGTGAGTTGAGCTATCAGCATGTCCAGGCTACTGATTTGGTCCGCAAGGCCAGCATCAATCGCCTGTTGACCGATGAACATTCGCCCATCAGCCATGTCATTGAGAACACGCTCAACCGATACCCCACGGTCGGCAGCTTGATCATTGACAAACAGCGAATACAAATAGTCTACTTGATCCTGAATCATTTTTTGGCCGGTTTCGGTCAGCGGGCCGTGCTGCGATGCCGCCCGCTTGAACCTCCCGGCTACGATCTCAGTGGTCTTGACCCCTTGGGCTTGCTCTCGCTGGCTTACGTCAACATGGGTCGCTACAACACCAATCGAGCCAACATGAGCAGTCTCAGAAGCCAGTACCACCAGACCCGTAGCGGAACCAATCCAAACCCCGGCGCTAGCCATCAAGTCCTGAACCATGGTGGCGATCGGCTTCACACCACGCACCGCCCGCACTGCTGCGGCTGCGGTCTGGGTGCCAGCCACGGTGCCGCCTGGGGTGTCCGCCAGCAGGATGATGGCCTTGACAGTGGGGTCTGCCGCTGCGGTCTGAACATCACGAGCGAACAGCTCGGTGCTGGTGCCACCTGACATGTTGGTCATCAGGTTCATCCGTTGGGCCAGTACGCCATGCAACGGGATCAATGCCGCGCCGTTCCGCACCTCATAGCCCTGTTGCTGCTCGGTCCCCAGTGGCCGGCCAATCCTGGCCTCTACTTCCGCAATGTCCAGTTCCTCCCCGCGGCTGCGGGCCGCGTAGATCCCCTGAATTTCCTCCAGGCGGTTGGGCAGGATCGCCCACGGTGCATTTAGGACATCAAGAACTGTCATGGGCCCAATCTAATCGGTAGTGTTGTTTGGGTCAGGTGGTGGCACCGCAACCGCAACGGCTGGCATCTGCAGACCATCACGCACCCTGGCCGCCATCTCCCTGGCGCTCTGCCGGTGCTTGGTTTCCCAGTCGCCGCCGTCGTAGGCAACAACCTCTTCAGCTCGGGTGGTGATACCCTCCTCCATGCGCTTGGCTGCCGCCATGGCCTCTTTCAACGGATCGAGAGCCCCAGGGCCATCGCCGCACCAGCTGGTCTGGCTCCAGGCATACCTGATGAACGGGTCAGCAAAAAACCCTGGCGCCTGGATGATCCCCAGTGCCACGGCATCGGCCAACCACTCCTCATAAACGGGCTGGCATAGCCGCTGTGCCAGCCAGACGCGCTTGATTTGCCAAGTGCGCCACGCATCCATTAATGCAGCACGGCTGGCGGAATAGGAAGCGTTGAAGGCTTTGGCCAGCACCTCCTTAGGGATCCCTAGGCCCATGCTGCAGATGTTCAGCATCGCCCCAAAAAATGGGTCGAAGTTCGGGTTTGGGCGGCCAGGGGTAGGGCTGACAACGCTTTCGCCCGGCGCCAGGTTCACGGCCCGGCCGCTTTCGAGCGTGCCGTCCCAATTAGCCGCGGTCAACATCCTTTGTCGTTCTTGATCGCTAAAAATAGTCTCGTCTGAAAACGCCTCTGGGTCCATCTGCAAAAACAGCGCCAGCGCTGCGCTGTTCACCGCCGCGTCCACTTCGGCGTCGGTGTACCGGGTTAGCTGTTTGATTGTGGCAATAATCGGGGCCAAGATCGGCAGCCCACGGGTTTGGCCGGGGCGCTTCATTTCCTTCAGGTGCAGGACATTGCGGCGGCCAGAACTGCCCCGGTACGGGATCCGTTCCCATGTGTTGGCGGTTCGAGGGATCAGCCGGCCTGGGTGGTAGCGAGAAACCTCGATCGCTACCGGCTCGCCGTCGGCATCACGCCATACGCCATCAATCAGCATGGCGGTATTCATCCGTCCATCTGGATTGCTGACCCGGTCAGCCTCAACAAGCTGCACCGTCAGCCGAAACGGCCAATCCTCGCGGCCCTTATCGCCAAGCAGTGCAAACACATCACCGCTGGAATCGTGCGAACGCAACGCCAGCTGCTGCTGCTCATAGAAACACAGCTCGCCATGGCGATCGGCATACGGCGATTTTGCCCACATTCCAAACCGCCGCTCGGTGAGACTTTGCCATTCGCTGGCCTGTTCATCCGACAGGCCCAGCTCCTTGGCATCGATTCGGCTTTGCAGGCTGAGGCCGGTTCCAACAATGTGCGAAACCCTAGTCTCGATCGCCCCAGTCGCTACCGGTGCGGTTCGCTCCAGGTCCCTGGAAAATGCCCGCAGGTCGGCCAGTTCATACTCGGCCTCACCGTCTGCATCCAGTAGCTGTGGACGCCAGTTAGCAAACCGCGGCGACCGGGCCATCCTGCTAGTACCGGTCATGCCGCCAAACGCCATCATCCCGCCATGGCCTAAGCGGTCAAGGTCGGCGGGCAGAGCCTGAGCCAGCTGAAGCTTCTTGTTGTTGCGGCGCTTTGCCATCAGAAGTTGGGCCTAGGGGTGAATCCCCGGCCACGGCCATTGGCCCGGTTGCTCAGCTCCTGCACCCTGCGATCCCATATCTGAATTCCCGCCTGCACTTCTGCAAGGTCTGCACGCTTTAAAGTCCGGCCGCCAATCGTTTTTTCCTGGCCGGCCAGAATCTTCAGCTCCGCATCGAGATAATCCTCTAGCCGCGCCGTGGCGGTTGCGAGCGTGATACCTGCCATGGCTTGCATCATACTCACCCAAACCGCCCGCCAGTGCCAAACCTATTAGCCCCTCCCCCTCCTGCCCCCGGCGCCTGGGAGCCCAAGGTGCGGGCGAGCTGGGCCCACATGGTCCCTTTGGCATAGCGGCGGGACACCAGCAACATCGCGGCATAGGCCATCCGCGTGCAGTCGCCGCCTTCGTCGTTGCACCCTGGGGGCTTGATCCAGTGGTATTCGGTGCGGGCCCGGGTCTTCGGGACGTACTTCCAGGTAAACAGCTCCCGCAGGAACTCATCTGTAGAAGCCTGCCCAAAATGCAGGTATCGAGGCCCCGGCTGCTCAACCCGAAGCATTGCCTTGAGCATGTTGACGCTCGCGTCGTAACCAGTGGTATAGAGCAATCCGCCGCGGCGGGTGACTGATTGATTTTTGCGGTTGACCTCCGTCGGCTTGCCCTTCTGGATGATCGGCAATCCTTTGGTGCCCGATCCTTTCATCGCAACCCATCGATCGGGACGGGCGCGGCAGAAATCCTCGACCTGCTTGCTGCACAAGCCGCCATGATCAACACCCCCCAGGTTGGTTTTCATGGTCCCCCCGTCCTGGCGGGTCCAAGCTTTCGTGCTGATGATGTCCAGCTGCTCCCATACCTCCGGCTGCTGGGGGTCCCCCTCAATCTCAACGTGTGCAATGTGCCAGCCCTCCTCACCAGCCCCCCAGCCCCAGATGGTGTAGACCAGCCGCTCGCCCACGGTGCCGCCGCCGCCCTGCACATCGACACCATCGGTCAGCAGTAACACATCGGTCGGAATGTCCCACTCCTCGCTGTCCCATGGATAGCCATTACCAAAGCCTACATTTTTTCGCCGCTCGGCTAGGCCATCACCGGTAAGTTTGCTGGTGATTTCATCAGCCCATGGCACCCCTAAATCTGTGTTGTGAAACGTTTGCATGGGCGCCACGTTCCCCATTTTCATTTGCTCCAGCGCCACCCGATGCCTGGCCACCAGCTCGGGCCACATGGCCGCCCGGTGGTAGCTCATACCAGGGCCCACCTGCTGTGATCGCCAGATCGGCACACCGTTGCGCAAGACCTGCTTGCTGCGATCCAGTCCCA